TCCTGGCCCGCGCCATCCGAAACAGCACCAAGCCGCGCGGCATTGTCCTCGACCTTTTCGGTGGAAGTGGTTCCACCCTCATGGCTTGCGAAGTCCACGGCCGGACCGCCTACCTCATGGAACTCGGCCCGGCCTTCGTGGACGTCATCGTGCTCCGCTGGGAGCAGGCCACCGGCAAGCAAGCTATCCTGGTGCGAGGGAAGTGATCCATGCCGCGCAAGCAAGCTGCACCTCTGCCCCCAGCTTCGGTTCCGAAGCAGAAGAAGGGGAGACCGCCTATTTGTCAGTGGGAGGTCCTTGAAAAGCTGTATATATACGGTGAGAAACCAGAAGGGGCGGCGGAAACCAGTATGCCGACCTTCTCATCCCTGGCCGTTCTCGCTACGCGGTTTAATGTCCCTCTAACAGCAGTATCCAAATACGCCCAGCGACATGACTGGGCCGACCTCCGGGCCAAGGCGCGCACCGGTATCGTGGATGCGACCCATGCCGCCATGGTCCGGCAGGCCACCGAGAACTACCTCCCCCTCCGAACAAGTGCTGTGGCCCTGGTGGGGCAAGCCTTCACAGAGGCCCAGGCCGCCCTCAAGGGCAGCGACGTCACCAAGGCGGAGACCACCACTCGGGTCATGGACACGGTGGACCGCGGCCTCAAGAATCTGGATCGGGCCTTGGGCATCGCCTCCCCGCCGGCAATCGCCCTGCAACAAAACAACCTTTTCGTGCAACAAACCCGCCCTGGGGAGGAACCACCGCCCCCTTCCCAGTCCCAGACTCTGATCGATCCGTCCCTCAGCGGGAGCATCTGGAGCCTGATCCTTCGGGCCCGGGAGTCGGCCAACGCCTCCAGCGACGGTTTCATCCGCAGCCTGGAGGAGGAGTCCACCCTGCCCCCTCACCTCTCCTCCGTGCCCCGTGGCTGACAAGTCCGATCTTCTCTTGGCCATGGAGGCCAAGCAGCTATCCAAGCTGAGCAAGCTGCCGCCGGACCCGGTGAAGGCCCAGGAGGCGATCGCCACCCTGGCGGACTACTTCTCCGCAGCTTGGCTGAAGATTTCCCTGAAGGAAGCCGGGGGCGGGCTGGCCCCGTTCGTCTACAACCCGATCCAGATGGACCACCTCGTCGGGCTCCGGAGGCTCTACCGCCGCCGGCCGGAGATCGACCTCTTCCGGGGGATCCGGGACCTGATCCTGAAGCCGCGCCGGCTCGGATTCTCCACCTACATCGCCAGCCTCTACTTCCTGGATGGGCTGCTAAACCCTGGGACCAACACGGTTGTGATGGCCCACACGGAGGATGTGGTCAAGGAGCTATTCGATATTTATCGAATCTTCTACGAGACCTTGCCCAAGGATGTCCGGGAGCGCTGTCCCACCCGGCGCATGTCCACCTCGGAAATGGAGATCAATTTCTACGACGAGAACGGTTCCCTCGATCTGACCACCCGGCCGCCCTCCACCTTCTCGGTCGGCACCGCCGGGGGTAAGGACAAGCGCGGGCTGACCCCGCACAACATCCACCTGTCTGAGGCGGCCTTCTACGAGAAGTGGGCGGAGGTGAACAAGTCCCTGGTCCAGGCCCTGGACGTCCGGGGGAACGCCTTCCTGGAGTCCACCGCGCGCGGTTTCAACCATTACAAGGATCTGGTGGACGCGGCGATCGAAGGCAAGTCCATGTATCGGTTGGTTTTCTTCCCATGGTTCGCCTTCCCTGAATACCGCATGCCGGCGGATCCGGGGCAGGCGGCGGAGATCTCCCGGACCCTGTCCTCGGAGGAGCGGGTCCTGGTGGAGCGTGGCGTGGGCATGGACCAATTGGCCTGGAGGCGGTGGAAGCTGACAGGCATGGACCTCACCGACTTCCACCAGGAGTTCCCGAGCTCCGTCCTGGAAGCCTTTGTTTCCACCGGCCGGCCCGCCTTCAACCTGGAAATCGTCGTCCAGAACTGGGAGAAGGCCCGCAAGGCGGCCGGGAACTGGGCCAAGCGGGACGAATGCACCACCATCTTTGCCGCCCCCGACCCGGCCGGGACCTACGTGCTCTCTGCGGACCCGGCGGAGGGGCTGGACCGGGGCGAGGGTGACAGCCGGAACGAGGTGGGCGGGCTGGACTATTCCTCTGCATCGGTCCGGGACGCCGCCACCCTCCGGGTCATGGCGGTGATCCATGGGCGGCTTGGGGAAGCCGACTTCGCCGGCCGGATCGGCAACCTCGGGTACGAATACAACACCGCCTTGATCGTGGTGGAGCGGAATAACCACGGTGGAACCGTGCTTTACGCTCTCGAACAGGCCATGTATCCGAACCTCTACCGGCACCAGGAGTATGACGCCGCCGGCCAGCCCTTCCACAAGTTGGGGTTCCCGATGAACGTCCAGACCCGGCCGCTGGTGGTGGACTGCATCCGGGAAGTGGTCAAGCGCGGGGCTCACCCTGACCCCGATCCAAACTTCTGGAAGGAGGCCAGCTTCTTCGTTTCCAACGTCCTCGGCAAGTATGAAGCTCAGTCCGGCCGGCACGATGACCGGGTCATGGACCGGGCGATCGGGACTTACGTCTGCACCCTCGGGGCGAAAGCCTGGGGCGCGGACGGGCTGCTCCGCCATGCCGACGCCGCTGGCCTGCCGCTGCCTCCAGATGCTGTAGGAAGCCCCCAGCCGCGTCAAGCGGTGCCCCCGCCCCCAGAACCCGTCCAAAGGGCTTCCACCGCCCTGGAGCTTGCCCCAGGCTTCGCACACCCCCTCTTCCAGAACCTCGCGGCACTGCGGGAGCAGGAGAACGGGCCCGAGACCTCCCGATGTGCGAATTGCCAATATTGTCCCGTCAAGGTCGGGCCCACCGTCTGCGGGGCCCATGGGTTCAAGATCGATGCCTCTATGTCGGGCTGTGAAACCTGGGAGCCTCGCCTCTCGGATACAATGGATCAGCCGAAGGTCACCACGGACATCTGGGGGAGCGGGTCATGAACGAGCCAGGAAACGGTGGATCTGCTGAATTTCGCCCAATCTTCTCCAAATCGGACGATATGGGGGCACAGGAGGCCGTCGTGGCCTACGACCCGGGCGCTCCGGCCGGGGAGGTCGTGGACGCGACGGACAAACTCTCCCGGATGTATTCCGGGGCCATGGGGGCGGTGGACCCAGTGCTCTACGGGGAAATGGCCGGCTATGCCACGGTCAACCGGATCGAGCACCGGGCGGAGGACATCATCGCCAAGGCCATCAGTTTCCGGGACGATCCGGAAGGCTGGCGGAAGGACCCGGACCGAATCACGCCGGAGGGGAAGGCCCAGACCACCAGCTGGGGCTCTGACTTCGGCCGCGGCTACTTCAAATGGCTGCCCAAGCGGGGCGTCCAGCTGCCCATCCTCCGGGCTTTCGCCCGCCGCCTGGAGGTGGCCCAGGCGATCATCCGGACCCGGAAGCGGCAGGTTGACCGGTTCAGCCGCCGGGCCCAAACCGCGGACGATATCGGCTGGAGGTTGGCGATGGACGACGAGGAGGCCACCGCCGGCACGGAAATGAAGGCCAAGATCAAATGGATGTCCCGCCTGCTGGAGTGTGGTGGCCGGGAATTCAACGCGATCAAGCGGCGGGAGCTCAAGCGTCAAGGCATGACCCAATTCCTCCGCCACTTGATCGAGGACGGGCTGGTCCTGGATCAGGCCGCGGTGGAGCTCATCGGCCTGGACGGGGCGGAAGGGCTGGACTCCTGGTTCGTCCGTCCCAGCGACACCTTCGCCCTGGCCTCCCCCCACTACGCCCAGACTTTGGACGATGGCCGCCCCATCTATGCTTTCCAAATCCTGAACGGGAAGGCAGAGATCCCCTTCGGCTTCGATGAACTGGCCCTGTTCACCCGGAACGCCTCCACCTGGGCGGAGGAGAACGGCTATGGCTACTCGGAATTCGAGCAGTCCTTGGAAACCTTGAACAACGTCCTCCAGGCGCTCACCTTCACCAAACAGGGCCTGTCCGAGAATTCGGTTCCGCGCGGGATCCTACTGGCCTACGGGAATTTCGACGTCAAGACCCAGAACCAATTCCAGGCCGCTTGGCAGGCCAAGGTCAGGGGCATCCAGAATTCCTTCGGCACCCCGATTCTTTTCTCCCGTGGGCAGCAGGGTGCGGTGCAGTATCTCCAGACTGGCCAACCTTTTGATGAGATGGCATTTAGCAAATGGATCAGCCTGAACATGGTCATCATGGGGGCCATCTTCGGGGTGGCGGCGGAGGAGGTCGGCTTCGAGTCCTTCAGCGCCTCCGGGAAGAGCAGCCTGTCTGGGGATGACACGGGCGAAAAGCTGGCCGCGGCCAAGGACAAAGGGCTCAACCCCTTGCTCAAGGACGTTGCCTCGTTCATGAACGACGAGATCGTGGACCGCTGCGTCCCCGAGCTCCACCTGGAATTCTGCGGCTTGGACGTGGAGCAGACCAAGGAGCGGTGGCAGGAGAAGATGAAGCATTCCACGATTAACGAGGTCCGGGCACAGTTCGATATGCCGCCCCATCCTATCGACTGGTTCGGGGACCTGCCGGCCGACCCGGGCGAAATGACCGCCCACTTCCAGCGGGTCCAGCAGGCCCAGACGCTCGGTGAGGTTCGGTTCGACATGCATCTTCCGGAGTATCCCAGCCCCATGCTCGACGCCGCGCCCCTCAATCCCAGCTTCGGAGCCCTCTACCAGCAAGTCCTCATGGTCCCGCCGGAGGGATCAGAGGCGGGGGAAGGTGGCTCTGGCGACGCGTCAGAGCCAGGGGAGGGCGGTCCGGAAGGTGCTTCTGAGCCGGGGCAGCCTTCCATCCTGGCCCAGAAGCTCCAGGATCTCGGGGAAGGGCGCACCCCCTACCAACCCATGGAATTCGAGAAACAGCCGGCTGAAGCCCAGGAGTGACCATGAAGGGCACCCGGAAGCCGGCCCAGGCCCTGCATGGCCACGAGGTTGAACGAGCCATGTGGGGGCCCAATCCGGACCCGCTCCGGGGGTTCGTGGAGGATGGGCTCTGGTTCCTCGGGGCCGGCTTTCTCAATCGGTTCGCCTCCGCGGTGTTGGGTCAGGCCACCACGGTTGTGGCCAAGGCGGAGGGGCCCGCCAAACCCCCGGGCTGGGGCGAGATCATGCACCTGTTCGAAGCCGGCGGGCCGCCCGGGGCGCAGATGGCCAGCTGGGGCAGCCTGATCGACGGCTTCACCCAGGCCATCCTGCCGACCAACACCGCCCTCCAGCAGGCCCAGGTTTGGGCTCTCCGGACCGCCCTGTTAACCCAGATCCAGGAGCGGGTGAAGGCGATCACCACCCCCTGGGCCTGGGACCGCTACTTCCAGATCATGCCGCCGGCCCAGAAGCACATCGCCGCCTGGACGGCCCAGCGGGGCGCGCAGTTCGTGACCAAGATGACCAGCGCCGCTCGCCAGAAGACCCTGGATGTCCTGGTGGACGCGGAGCTCGCACACGAGGGGCCCCGCTACATCCAGACCATGCTCATGGAGCGGCTTGGTGAGTTAAACCGTGACTGGAGAAGGATTGCGATCACCGAGACGGCCATGGCCATCTCCAACGGACAGCTTGCCTCGGTGGCGGACGAGGGGGGCTGGGAGGCGGTCTGGATCGGCGCGCCCACCGCCTGCCCGTTCTGCCGGAAGATGTTCGGCCGGGTGTTCGAAGTGGTGGCCAAGCCCAAGATCGGCATGGATCCTGAGAAGTTCATCTGGCCCGGGAAGCACAACGTCGGGCGCTCCGCCCACCTCTACCGGAAGGATGGCACCAAGCGGACTGCGGCCGAGCTCTGGTGGCCCTGTATCCCGGCCCACCCAAATTGTGCCTGTTTATGGTCACTTCGCAGGAAAATCACGAATTTGGCAGGGAAACGCGCAGAAGCCATTCTTGCCGGTCTTCGCAAGGAAAGATACGAGCGTTATTCAAAGGTATAGTTCAGCTTTGCGAACTCCCCGAATAATTCTATTGCCGCTTTATCATAAGCCATGGCGGCATCTTCTACTTCCGGGAAATGTCCAAGATGCCTCTGATGCTGATCTTTCTTGATATAGGCGCGCCATCGCATCCGCCTCTTATCCCACGAAACGCCTTTAAATCCGCTGGTATTATGGGGAGGTTTGACCATGTTCGCCCCGTTCTGTGTTGGTGTGGCTGGGCGGATGTTATCACGGCAATTGTTCAATTTGTTATGGTCCTTGTGATCGGTTCTTATCCCTTTCTGAAGCCCAAGAATAAATCGATGCAGACGAACGGCAGGGAGTGGCCATGAACTTGCTACATACCCATCCCTGTCCACACACCACCTTCGGTTCATTACTTCAGCCGTATAATCCGAAGTCCATAAAATGGTAGATCGCCAATCCTGAAGATGCATGATGGTGAGACCATTCGGTAAATGCTCGACCTTGTTCGCCCCAATACATTCGAATCCGCCACCCGGCTTACCTCTTCTTGGTTTTCGCATGGGCCACCTCTAATCAAGGATGCGCTTCTTCGCATGTGTGTCAATCAAGCGGGCGGAGGCGATTCTGGCCGGGCTCAGGAAGGATCGCTACGAGCGATATGCCAAGGTGCCCGCTTGAGGCGATAATGGGGGGACCTCAAAGGAGCCTCCATGGCCACCGTCGCGTCCCTCCTTGCCACACTTCAGGCTGACCTTGCCACCGCCCAGGCCGATCTGACCGCCCTGGCCGCGGCCATCGCCGCCGGCACCCCCACCGGGCCGACGGGCCCGACTGCGCCTTCGGGTCCAACCGGGCCCACCGCTCCCACCGCCCCCTCCGGCCCGACCGGTGCCAGCGGCCCCAGCATCCCCCCGGGGAACATCATCCTGGTGCCAGCCTCCTTGGCCGGCACCGACTGCGGGGCCCAGATCCAGGCGCTGCTCCAGCAGGCTGGTTCCAAGGCCACCGCCGCCAGTCCCTGGACCGTGGAGGTTCCAGCTGCGTCCAAGCCCTACATGGTGAATCCCACTCTGCACGGGGAATACGGGCTGGAGATTCCCTCCCACGTCACCCTCCAGGTGGACGCCGGGGCGACCATCGGCACGGTCACCACCCCGAGTTCCCTCCAGACCTATTACACGATTTATATCGCGGCTGGGGTGGTGGACGCCCATCTCCTGCTCCTGGGGACCCTGATCGGCGACAAGGCCACCAAGTCCAGCCCTTCGGAATGGGGCATGGGGTTTGGGGTCGATGCCTGCAATGGCTGTTCCCTGGATGGCACCGGCACGATCACCGGCTGCTATGGGGATGGCATCTACATCGGCCCGGGCGCTCCCGCCCAGACTTTCAAGATTGGGGCCATCGTCAGCACCGGCAACCGGCGGCAGGGCCTCACCATCGATTCGGTCAATGGGCTGATGGTGGACGGGGCCGAATTTTCCCACACCTCCGGGACCTCCCCGGCCTGCGGGATCGATATCGAGCCGGACCAGACGACCCAGTCCGTGAAGAACGTCACCATCCAGAATTGCAACATCCACGACAACGCGGGCGGGGGCATCCAGTCCGGACCGGACGATTCCGGGCCCGGCTCGGTGGACACCCTGACCATCCAGGGCAACACCCTTAACAGCAACGGCTCGCCCGGCGGCAAATACGGGATCTACGCGACTTTCGGTATTGAAAACCAGAATTCCTCGAACGTCACCATCCAGAACAACACCGTGAACGGGACCCAAGGCCCGGCCGTGCAGGTCCGGAACCGCGGGACCAACATCAAAGTGCTCAACAACAAGGGGACCGGGAATAGCTCGGGTGTCTCCAACAGCATCGGCACCTCCTGCACATCCTCTGGCAACTCCTTCTCCTGAAAGGTCCCCATGTCCATCATCGGGTTGATCATCTGTCTCATCATCATCGGCGTCCTGCTCTGGCTGGTGAACGCTTACATCCCCATGGCCCAGCCGATCAAGACGATCATCAACGTGCTGGTGATCCTCCTGGTGGTCCTGTGGCTCTGCAACCTCTTCGGAGTGTTTGACATGGGCGGCGGCTACCGGATCGGAACCGGGCACACCGGGCACACGCACACGTTGCCTTGAATTAATCCCGGAACGGGAGTAACCTGGGGGTATCGCAAAGGAGCCCTCATGTCCATCCCTGTCGCCCTTCTGATCGCCACCATCACCATGGAGACCGCCTTCCTCATCCGGGTCTCCTTGGATCTCCGGGAGGCCCGGAAGGAAACCAAGGAAGCCCTGGCTGCCCTGGACGCCGTCGCCAAGACCACCCGGATGCTCAAGTCCGCCGCCAAGGCCGCCCAGGGCGTGATCGCCGGCCTCAGCCACCGGTAGCCGCATGGTCACCCCGGTCTGCATCTCCCGCTGGTCCGGCCTCGGCGACGTCTGCATGGCCCTGGCGGCGGCCCACGCCTACAAGGCCGTCAACGGTGGCTGGGTGGTGGTTTGCACCGATCCGAAATACCACCAGCTGGCCCGCGCCTGCCCCTTCGTGGATGGGGTGGTCAGCCTTCCCCCTCCGGGCATCCAGGAGGTCCAGCTGCATGCCGCCTTCCATGGCCTCAACCCTGGCCACGAGGTGGACAGTTTTTGTCGCGCGCTGGGCCTAGGGGAAGTCGAGCCGGAGCTCAAGACCCTGGAAATCCGGGTGCCCGTTTCGGCGCAGGCCAGGGTGGCCAGCATCCTGTCCGGCCACCCCCTCTGGCACCGGAGCATCCTGAACCACGTGGTGCTCCACCCTGGGTCCATCGACCCGAACCGGACTTGGCCGGAGGCGCACTGGGTCGAACTGGCCAACCTGCTGCTCTGGCGCGGGGACATCGTCTACCTGATCGGGGGCGAGCACGGCTGCTTCATGGTCGAGGATAAGCTGGATCCCCTGGCTCCCGTCCACAACGTCCGGAACTTAATCGGGCTCTTGAACCCATTGGAAACAATCGAGGTATTGCGCCAGTCCTCCGCCCTGGTAAGCACGGACGGGGGGCCGATCCAGCTTGCGGGCGCGACCGAGACCCACATCTTCGGGATCTACTCCGTGGCCTCCGGGGCAATGCGCCTGCCCTACCGCACCGCGGGCCGGCAAACTGCCCTGGTGCCCACCTGTGAGATGTATCCCTGCTACCTCCACACGAACAACCCGACCATCTGGGAAACCCAGGTGCGCCGGCTGGAGTCCCACGGCACCCTGGGCCTGGGCCCGCTCTTGGCGCACTGGTGCCCGGCGGTGGAGGACCTGGAGGACTCCGCCCGCTATCCCTGCATGCGGGAACAAATCACCCCAGCCCAGGTCTGTTCGGCTATCCTGAATGTGCTCTGAGATTCATCCTTTTCGGGAGGTTCCCCATGGTTCAGATCAGCGGGCTCAATCTTTTCTTCCTCTGCTTGGGGGTGGGGATCGTCGGGGTGGCCGTCGGCGCGACCTCCCATTGGGCGATCGCCCTGGCCGCCAAGGTGAAAGCCTGGGAGAACAAGGAGGCCAAGGCCGCGGAGGCCGAGCTCCTGAAGGTCAAGCTGGCAGCCGAGCACGACGCCGCCCTGGTGGAAGCCGCGGCCAAGGGCCTCGGGGCCATCTGGGACAAGCTGAAGGCTGACGCCGCCGCCCTGGAGGCCGCCAAGGCCGCCGCTGCCGCTGCCCAGGCTCCCCCGCCGGCCGCCCAGCCCCCGGCCGCCGCCCCTCCCGCGCCGCCCCCGCCGGCCGCGGTCCCCGTTCCTGTTTAACCATCGGCCGTCCTCCGCCGCTTCCCGGGTGCGGAATGGGGATGGCTGAAGGGGGCAGGCTTCCCGATCCTCTCGCCTCGAGTGTGAGGGAACCCGCAAAGCTGGCAATAAGGATGGCAAACCCCAGCCGCCCCCGCTTCTTTGAACCCCAAAAGCCAACGCAGGCTTCGCGCTTCGGCGGGTGATTCCTGGCACCGGTTCCCAGGACAATCCCACAAGGATCAGGGCCCCAAGCGGGGCCCTTTCGATTTCCGTGACGTCACGGAAATCAGGCCGGGATGACCTCGCCGTTCCGCACGTAGAAGTGGGCGTGGCAGGCTGACGTCTGGAGCAGGATCGAGGTGCTCCGGCCGCCGTCGCTGCCCAGGGTGAGGTCATCGAACCCGGTCCCCTCCAGGCTCCAGCGGCCGGGTCCGGGCAGGACGTCCGCCGGCACCCCGCGGCTCTCTGACCAGCACCTGATGGAGTGGACGCCATGCCCTGGCAGCAAGCTGATCCTGTTCTTCAGCGGATCCCCCTCCGCCTCCCTGAAGCAGGCCGGGCACAGGAACATGACGCCCTGGGCTTCCTGGATGGTGCTGACGTATTCCGACACCCCCGGACGATCCGGCACCAGCCGCATGAACTTGGGGGCGAGTTCCGTCAGCCTCATTTGATCGCCCGGACCGTGACCCGCTTGAGTTCTTCCCAGATCCCGGCGCGCTCGGTTCGGCGGAAGCCGACCTGTTTCAGGGCCGCCTCCAGGCCGGGGATGCTGGGATACCACTGATTCGTGGGGTCTCCCGCCTCGCCCGGGCGAAATTCCCAGCTGGGCCGTCCCGGGACCCCGTCGCTGAAGGCGGTCTCGATCAGGGCCGTCTCTCCGGTTGCCGCGGCAAGGTGGCGCAGGCCGCCGATGGGGTCCTTCAGGTGATAGAGCACCCCATAGAACAGCACGACGTCCCACTGCTCTGACCGGTCCAGATCGAATAGGTTCTGCTCTCGGAACTCCACGCGGGAGCCCAGGATCCGTTTGGCGAATTGGAACCCTCTGGGCCAGTCCTCGCTTTTGCCTATGCACCGCTCGGTCGGCCGGCCAGTGTCGATGGCGGTCACCGCCCCCCCGCGGCGCTCAGCCTCGAAGGCAAACATGCCGTCTGCGGTGCCGATGTCCAGCACCGTCTTGCCTCTCAGGTCCTCCGGCAGGCCGAAGTAGGATGATGCCAGCCCCACGGTGTGCCCGAAGTATCCCGGGGTCACCACCCCGCCGCCAAGATCGATCCGATGGCTCCACCGGATGGTGTTCATTTCCGCCTTTTGTTCCATGGTCAGCATTCATTTCTCCTTGGCGAGGCGGTCCTTGACGGCCGTCAGAATCAATTTGTCCCACTGGTCCAGGACCGGCTCCGGGCCCAACCCACTCTTCCTCGCCCGCTCCACCAGGAACTGTGCCAGCATCCGGCCAAAGGTGATTCCGTCCCGCAGGACCGCCTCCTTGATGCGGGCATCCGGGTCAAAGATCACCATCTCCCCCAGATGCTTCTCCAAGTTCCCCAGCAGGACTCCCAGGCCGTTCAACCCCAGGGATAGCTCCAGCGCGACGGTCTCCGCCTCGCGGTGGGAACAGAGATGGGGCACGGAGGAGTCCATGCCCCATTGTGACAGGCGACCCTACCTGGAGTAGATAAGGTCTTTGAGCCCAGCCCGGTTGAAAGTGAGGGTCTTGACCTCTCCCCCATCATCGGCCGCGACGGGCGTCCCGCTGTTCCAGATCTCGTTGAAACACCACTCCTTCTCCCTTTCCTGCACCCTGACAAGCTGGTCGGCGGTCTCCCCGTGCCGGCGGCATTCCGCCTGGAGTTCTATCTTCAGAGCAGCGACATTGGCCCAGCCACCGCGGCCCCATCGGGCCAGCTTGCCCTCGAAGACGTCAGGACGGTCCTCCATGGCATTGAAACTGGGCTCGGGAGGGTTATCAGCCTTGGCGGCTTCGATGGCGACGATGCGCGCCTTCTGGCTCTGGCAAAGATCGGCCATCAGGATCCGCTGGTTGTTCGCGTCCCGGAGGGCGGTCCCCAGTTCTTCTACCTGGGCCAACGCCTTCTCCAGGGCCACGGCCTTCTCTTCCGCCAGCTTCTGCCAGCTTTCAAGCTGCCGCTTCAGGTTGTGGCACTCGATGTCCACCCCAGCGAAGGCTTCCCGGGCGTCCTCCCGCTCCTGCACCAGCTTCTCCACCGTGTGGAGGATGCTGATGGACTTGACCGGAATCCCAAGGACCTGCCGGAGGTTGGTCTCCCAGTTCTGGTCGATCGTCCGCTGGCGGGCCTCTTCCTTGACCTTGCTCTGGAGGGTGGCCACAGTCTTCTCCAGGTCCTCGATGGCTTCCCGCTGGAAGTTGGACCGTTTGAGCAGGCTCCGGACCGCCTTCAGGGCGGTGCCCCCGCTCCCGACGCCCAGGGCCTCCTTGACCCGGAGGATGACGTCTTCCCTGGCCTTGGAGGTCTGCTGGGCCCGCTGGAAGTCCACCAGGAGGTTCTTGACCAGGGTGGGGGCATCCACCCGCGCCGTCGTGGGGGGCTGCCGATCGCGGAGGAACTCATCGATCTGGTTCAGTTCGGCCTGGGCGACCGAGTCCAGCGCCGCCAGCCGGTCGGCCTTGGCCGCCTTGAGGTTGGCCTCTGCCATCTCCGCCCGTTCCAGGTTGGCGTTGGCGATCTCCTTGGCGTTCTGGAGGAGCAGGGGCCAGCAGCCGAGATCCTTGGCCGGGGCTTCATTCTCGACCGCGGCTTCGGGTTGCTGGAGCGGGCGCAGGACCTCCTGCATGCGCTGGAGCCATTCCTCAAAGGTGTTCTGGTTGAACTTCTCGACCGCCTCCCAGATGATGTTGGCCGCTTGGGTCATCTCCCCCGCGGCCTCCTTCATGTTGCGGCCTGCGCGCTCTACGTTCTCTGCCCCAACAAGGTGGGTGAAATCCATGGTTAAGCCTCCAGCGCCATTGGGGCGCTCTGTGGTTGCGGTTCGTCTGCCGGCAGGCAGCCTTCATGGAGGAGGATGTTCCGGCTCCCCGCCTTGAATCCGACGATGAAATATTCGTCGTTGATGTGCTGGCCGCAGGCATCACAGACCGTCCGCATCCCCAGGCGCTTCCGCAGGCCCATTGGCAGGCGCATGGTGGCGTCCAGGCGGCCGATGTCCGTCAGCTGGGGGACCTGGATCAAGATCTTCACCACCGCCTCCCACCGCGCATCTGGTTCAGGAGATGGTGGGCAGTCGCCAGGAGGTCCTGGTCCATGTCCCGCTGCTTGACCATCCAGGTCAAGTAGTCAGCCGGCACCTGGGACCAGAGCATGCCCTTGTGCTTGCCGAAGGCGATCTTCCCCTCCAGCACCACCGGCAGGGTGAGGAAGGCGCAGAGGTCATCCACGTTCTGGGGGATGTCCGCGCGCATGGTGGCGATGTCGTTGAGGTAGATCCGGAGCAGGGCCGCGGTGCAGCGGGCATCGTAGAGCGCCCGGTGCGGGGCCAGCCCCTCCAGGCCGGGGATGTTCACCAGCCCCTCGAGGTAGCGCAGGGTCTGGTTCTGGTAGTTCTCTCGCCCCGGGCGCATGCGCTTGGCCAGCCGCAGGGTGTCCAGCCAGGGTGAGAGGCCCAGGGAAGACAGGAAAGCGGAGTCGAACGGGGCGTTGTGGGCTACGTAGGCGTCCGGCTTGTCGTGGCCGGTGAGGATGACCCCCATGAGGCTGCCGACGGCCCCGGCGAGCTCCTGGGCCCCGACGACATCCTCGTCGGTCAGGTGGTGGACCCCGCTGGCCTCCGGCGGGATGTCCCGCCCGGGGTTCACCAGAGTGCTGCCGGCGGTGAGCTCTTCGTGGGCCGTGGTCAGGACCGCGGCGAACTCCACCACCCTGTCCTCCATAGGGTCCGTGCCGGTGGTCTCGGTGTCGATCACAATGTAGGTTGCTTCCAGGATGTTCTTGCTCATCGCAGAATCTCCTTTATGACGGCCAGCACATCGGCGCAGGCCATGCGGATTTCAAATTCTGTGCCCCGGTAGGCAACTAATTGCTCTGGGTCCAGATGGAGGACATCCTCTTTTGGCTTGATCAGGTCCCGGAGGAGGAAGCATCGCATTGAAAGGCCGGCGGCGATCTCCTGGTATTCCTTCTTTGGCATGCAGACCTTCATGGCGGCTCCTTTGTGTATGTCCCATTATGCGCTAAACCAATGGCAAAATGAAGCCCCGGGAGAAAATCCCCGGGGCTCTGTCGGCGGCCCGGAGATCAGAATTGCAGGTCGATCTCACCCCCCACGACCGGGGCGTTCTTGAGCGAGTCGGCCAAGATCTCTTCGGGGAAGGGGCGGAGCCGCTGGGAGCCAGGACCTCCCGGCTCGGGCTGCTCCTTTTCATCCGACTGGGAGTCCTCGCATGCCTTGACGCAGGTCGGGTAGGCGGTGTCCCAGGCTTCCGGATCCAGCCAACCGGCCGCCGCCTGGATGTCCTCCGCGGTGAACAGCTTGAGCAGGAACTGGGTGGCGATCTCCGGGTCGTGCTTGCTCATGGCGAGATAGCGGTTCCAGGTCTCCGGGATCTTCTGGGCCCTGCGCTCGGTGGCCTGCTGTTCATGCCAGTCCTCGAACAGCCCGTTGGTGACATCTTCCATGGCCTTGGCGGACTCCTGGAACTCCTTCTCCAGCTTCGCGTTGGCGGTCTCCGTGGCTTGGTTGGCCTTCATCTGCGCCAGGGCGTTCATGTAGTCGGCCTTGGTCGCCAGGGAGACTGGCTGGATCGTCAGGTCGGTCTGCGGGCTGGCGTAATAGAGCCTGCTGCCGGCCTCGTAGCTGTAGTCCGACTTGAACGGGTGGAGGGTGAGGAAGGTGTTGGCCTCTTCCAGGGTCCGGAAGCAGATGACGTCGTAGTAGCCGTTCTGGACCTTGTAGAAGGTCTCGGTCTTGATCTCGACCGGCACGATCTCCTGGAGCGTCGGGGCCTCGATCTTCAGGACGCCCTTGCTCATCAGTTCGAAATCGATGAACTTCTGGACGTCCTCCCTGGTCATCAGGGCCCGGGCGCGCGGCTCGTGGTCCCAGTAGTTGAGTGGATTCATTGGCTTTCTCCTTTGCATGGGCGGCTCACGGTCCGCACCGGTTGAGGTGGATCTCTTCTTCAAGGCGATGGGCCTCCCTCCAGAGCAGGGAAGCCCGGGCCAGATGGTTCTGCTGGGCCGTGGTGCCGTATCCGCACCGCTGGGCCCGCTGTTCGTTGAACTCTGCCAGGGCGCTCAGGGCCGCCGGCAGGCCGGGGATGGCTTCGATCTCTTCGGGGCGCAGGGTGATGGCCATATCATCCCGCCCTGGGCGTCTTGGCCATGAGCGCCAGCATTGCATCAACTTCCTGCAACGCCTGGGCCATATTCGCCTCTTCGATTTCCCGCCGGACCTGCGGTGTCCACCCCGGCCCTTCCTGGCATCCCTCGGGCAATTCGGTCCGTTTCTTGACGCTGGGAAAGTGGATCGCCAGCATGAGAGCGCGCAGGGTTTCGGGGGTCAGTCCTATCCATTCCATGGCGGCTCCTTACTGGGAGATGATCTTCACGAACTGGACCTGCCCGTCCTGGTAGAAGACCGCGAGGTGCAGGTCCTGGGAGAACCCGTTCCACTCGACGTCCGCCTCCCAGACCTCGCCCAGGTTGGGGAGCTTCATGGTCTGCTCCAGGCGGTGCCACTCGTAGGGCTGCCCGTTGATCGCCCGGGCCCGGCGGTCCAGGATGTGCCTGATCTGGGCCTCCTCCCCGTTGCTGTCCAGGGCGGTGCCCACGAGCAGAGCGCCGGCCGCCAGGAAGGCGGTGAGCAGGATGGTTGAACCGATCACCTTCAGAATCCGTGGCATGGCTTGCCTCCTTTCGCCCATTGTGGGACAAATGCACGGGCCTGTCAAGCCATCTTCAGGAACATCTGATACTGGTCCTGCTGATACCCAAGCTGTTGGAGCAGGGTGTAGAGGTTGTGCGCCTTGCGCCGGCCCAGGATGCTCCGGGGTCCGATGACCCGCCAGACCTCCTCAAATGGCAGCATGGGCCACCTCCGGGAAGGCGGAATGAATCACCCCGTCCAGGAGGCGCACCGCCTTATTCCGGCCCACCTTGGCGGCACCGTATCCCAGGTCGAAGGAGTGTGTCCAGGAACCGGAGGACCGGACGGGGAAGGTCGGGCAGCCCTGGATGGGCAGCCAGAAGGCTTCGCCGAAGGCCGGCACCCATTCGCCCCACGCCTTGAAGAAGAAGGGGACCTGTGTCCGGGCGCAATCGTCCCGGATGGCCCGCACCCAGCGGATGTCCATCGGTCGGGCCTCGTGTCCGGACTCACCGCCGACGATGACCCAATCCAGGGGGGCGGTCTCGCCCACCACGCAGCCGGTCTCGGAAGCCACCCATTCGCCCGTCAGGGCATTCAGCCAGTCCGGGTGGCCGCCGGCATGCTCCTTGGCGACCCGGATGAGGTTCAGAGGGGCCAGCAGGGGCTCGGCACTGAGGAAGTGGACCGCCGCGGGGAACTTCAGGAGCGGCGGGATCCTGGTTTCGGCGTGTCCCTGGCTCTCGGCCGACGTTCCCAGCCAGACGTTGGAGGGTGGGCTCCCGGCCGCCCATCGATGGAGCCAGCCGGCCAAGCCGATGGGTGCATCCTCCCAGGCTGATTGAAGCAGTGGTTTGATGTTCTCCGGCCGCTTGGTTAGGATCATCCAGTCCAGTTCCGGGGTCTCGGCCATGATCGCCAGGGCCTGGAGGCGGGGCCCCCTCAAATCCTTCCGGTCCTCGAAGAAATCCCCCATGCTGTTCACGAAGATTCGATACCGGCACCCGCGGGCCTGGGCCCGCCGCTGGTATTTGATGGCCTCTCGCCGGGCGGCCTCCGCCCGCAGGTAGTGGGGGGCGTTCGGACCCCAGTGGAGGGACTCGATGGTTCCGTGCCCATCGCGGATGGTCTCGCCCGGGTGGAATCGGGCATCGATGGTCTCCGCATAGCAATGCTCGCACCCGGGGCTCACCTTCTGGCATCCCCACCAGAAATTTATCGTATGGTCGCACCACTCGATCTTGGAATTCTCCATCAGAACCTCCGCTTTGCCAGCCACCGGGTGCCCTGGCGAACGGCTTTCCCGTCCCGCTCCAGAGCCACCAGGGCGGCGAGGATGGCGCGCTCGTTCTGCCCTTGCCACTCTTCCTTGGACTTGACCGCCAGATCCACCACGGTGGCCGGGCAGTTCATCCCCTTCAGGACGTCCAGCAGGTAGTCCTGGACCTCCGCGGCGGTGGCCCGCCGGCTGGCCCTGGTGCTCGGGCGGGAGCGGAAGGTCTCGGCCTCATAAGCCATTGACCACCTCCTGGAGATCGGCGACGACCTTCTGGAGATCGTCCCTCTCCTCCTCCATCCGGGTGAGATCTCGCCCCAGGATTTCAAGGTCCTTTTCCGCCCATGTCAGCTTCTCCTGAAGGGCGTCTAGGTCATCCTTCCAGCCGGTGACGATCTGGTCCAGGTGCTCCTCGATGATCTCGATGGCCCGCCGGGCTCGGGACTCGTCCCCCTCATCCGGGCGGAGCAGATCCAGGATGGCCTCGGCCTCCTGGTGGGTCTGATTGATGGTCATGGCGGCCATGGCGATCTCCTTTGCAGGGAACTGGTTAAGCTGGCTTGACCTTCTCTTCCACTCCATTGTCCAGCCAGCGGCGGGGCAGGGTGTTCCGGGTCTCGCCCGGCTCGGCGGAGGCGACCTGGACCCTTAGATCGCCGCACCACTCGCACTCCTCGATCTTGTGGAAGCGGGTCATTTGATGGGCCTTGTCGGGGGGGAGAAATTCCCGATGGATCGCCTTGAACTTGCACCCTCCCTGGATGTAGCACTTAAGTCTCATTGCTGGCTCCTAGTGGAGTGCCCAGGCTGCGGCTCCCGCCAGAATGGCCAGGAGATAAAGCCAGGGCAGATGCTTCGGGCGGCGGGTTTGCCGGCCGAGTCTCATTCTTTGCCCACTTCGTCATCGATGATGGCCAAGTCCAGGGCGTCCTTCAATGTCCAGATACAGATGCCCAGGATCCTGGCACTGCTCTCTTCGATCCGGGTGCCCTGGCTGCGCTCCCAATTCGGCAGGAGCACGAGCTTGTCTCTGTGGGGTTTGAGCCGGGTAATGGTGGCCATGCACCGGTCCATGGCGTCCTTCCAGGTTCCATCGTGCTGCCCACTGGCGCAGTGGATCCCGGCGGTGTGGGGAATGATCGGCCACCAGCCCCGGACTTCAGAGACCCGGGCGGCGGCGCGCAGGGCGGTGACCACGTTCCGGTAGACCTCGGCCTCGGTCGCTCCGGTGTAGGGGCCTGCGAGGTAGAACTGGATCATGGCTGTTCCTCTGTGGGGGGAGCGTCCACCTTGGGCTTCGGTTTTCGGACGGGCGGCTTGCGGTAGTGCTTGGGCTTGGCCAGATCGTCCAGCCAGTTCCGTAGGTCGAAGATGTCATTCACATAGGCTCCGTCGCGGGTGATGTTCAGCTTGGCCTTCGGGTCCCGCAGGGCGGCTTCCAGGCGGTCGATGCGCTCGGTGTCGTTCATCTCACCCCTCCTTGGGCGGCCCACCCTCGCACCCGGGCGGGAGGATGAGCTCGCCACGGAGCTTGCCATATAAGACCTGCTTGATCCGGAAGATGAGGGAGCGGGTCTCGTGGAGGGTGCGTTCCTGATCCGCGCACCCGGGCACCGTCCCCTCGATGAAGCCCAGGGCCTGCCCCATGATCCCGGTGGCTATCCCGTAGGCAGCGACCTCCTGGGGAGCCGGCTTCGGGCTAAGGACCTCCGCCTGATAGCAGCGGAAGAAGAGTTCCATCTGCTGGCCCAGGCGGAGCATAAGCGCCACCCTCTGGAGGGGGCTGAGTGGCTCGATGATCGCCAGGACGCCGGGGCCCGGCAGCACTCCCTCGATGTCCTTCGCCCCCAGCTTGGCCAGGGCCTGGATGGCCGCGGTCACTTCGGGCTGGTCGGTGCGGAATCCCGCTTCACCACCTTGCTGATCAGGGTTGAGTGCGTGGGGGTGGGTAAGGGGATCGGTTTCGGGGCCACCTGGATTGGCGGGGAGGAAGGGGACGACGCGGAGGAGGTCTCCTTCGGGGTCGGTTTCACCTTCCGGGCGGGTGGGGTCTTGGGGCATGGCGCTTCCTTTGCCAGGGCTTCCTGGAGAGTCTGGAGGGCCAAGGCCACCAGCGGGGGAAGCGGTTCCCCGGCGCGCAGCTTGTCCGACCAGCGGTGAATGGTGGAGGGGGCGACGTTGTTCAATTGATCCCGGAGTTCCCGGATCCCCCCTAGTTGCTTGGCGAGCGTGCCCAATGGCTCCGCTAGCCTGATTGGGCGGCCCAGTTTCGTCCTTGCTTTGTTGGCCATGGGACCTCCTGTTTCATCCATTATGGGCGAAACACAGGGGGGGTCAACCCTTCCCGCCCCTGGCCAGCCGGAGGCCCAGGGCCATCCCTCCGACGAATAGGACCTCGATCGCCAGGGTGGCGGCCACCCCGAGGATGAACCACTGCGCGTGGTCACTCATGCACCACCTCCTCATGGAAGAATGTGAGGATCCTGCGGGCTTCCTCATCAGTGAGGGCGGAGTCCAGTCTTCCCTCCTTGTAGGCTTGCCACCATGGCGGTTCCGAGCCACGGAGCTCGGGCAGCCGTTCGAAGTCCAGGCCCAGTTCGTCCC